CCTATGTTTACTACAGGACCGGTTGTAACCTTAACGTCCTTGCTGTTCATCGTAACTAGGCAATGTCTAAAGTGGTCAAACTCTTTAGGAAGGAATATGCTGATAGGTATTGTACGGTTGCTTTCAAACCACCATACTTCACCCATGTCTATGAAGTGTTTCTTTTCCTCATCTGATCGTAGCATAGTATATACGTACATACTAGTAACGAAGTTATCCTGGTTGTTTATAATACCAACGTATTCATTACCACCGTACTGTACGATGCTTAAAAAGGGGAAATTTGTTTCTATATCTTTTAGTAACATGATCTCGATAAATATGTGTATGCAGTTAACATATCGATATTTAGCAACCAATAAGTCAGTACTCATAGCAGATCTGACTAACAACATAACGGAGTATAGACCAGTGTACCAGAGAACAATGAAAGTCTACAGAGGAATAGATAATGTCTTGACCTTTGAGATTAAGAATCCAGACCAGAAGCCTGTGAGTATATTAAACACTTACACGCCTAAGTTTGTTATGTTCGACGCAAACAATAAGATGATCGTTGAACGTGACGGAACTATTAAAGAAACATCAACACCAAGTTTTAAAGGACAGTTCACAGTAACAGTAACTGAGAACGATCTTTTAAACGTGCAAGGACAGTTTTGTAGCTACAATGTTTACATGGTTGCGACAAGTGGAGACAAAACACTTACCTATGCAGATAGTCAATATGGTGCACAAGGTACGATTAAAGTTGAAGGTGATGCTTTCCCTGGTCCAGCAGACACTTACAACATTACAACGTTTACTGAAACAGGTGCAGGTACAGACATCTACTACAGTGAAACAATCACAGCCGAGCCGGCTAAGAATGGTAATGAAGCATTACATACTGCGGCAGTATATACAACAGACTTTACTGGTGATGTTCATGTCCAAGCAACATTGGATAACACTATAACAGGAAGTACATATTGGGGCAACGTAGGAACGTTATCTTTTGATACTGTTTCAACACAACCAAAGTATATAAACTTCAACGGTGTGTACAGTCACATACGTATCCAATACCATAAACAAAACGGAACAATCGATAAAGTTTTAGTAAGAAACTAGTTGACTTTGTAGACGTTTTATACTATAATAATAGTATGAGTAGTCTAGTTTATGATACAGTAATTACCCACCTTCCCAGTAAACGGAAAACAACTCCGTCTGGTTGGACATCTTTCAATGCACCTTGTTGTCACCACAATGGGACTACTCAAGACTCAAGACAACGTGGTGGATTGATAAAGAACCAAACACAAGATGGAGTAAGCTATCATTGTTTCAACTGTGGATTTAAAGCTTCTTGGCAGACAGGCCGTAAGCTATCCGGCAAGATGAAATTACTGTTACAATGGCTAGGCGCTTCAGACGATACAATTACTAAATTGGCTTTGGCAGTTTTACAGTTTAATGAGACTCAAGGGTTTCAACAAACAATAGTAGAGCTTCCAAAGTTCGTCGACAAGCCATTACCAGATGGTGCACAACCAATTGATGAAAACACACCAGACAACATTTTACAATATATGAAGTCAAGACAACTTAATGTTGATGACTATGATTTCCATTGGACACCTAAACTAGGTTATAAGGATAGATTGATTATGCCTTTCTATCATAAGGAATATAATAGTGAACGTAGGATTGTAGGTTGGACTGCACGTAAAATAAACGAAGGAAGTCCGAAATACATGAGTGAGCAACAGCCTGGATATGTATTCAATTTAGATGCACAGAATTGGCAAAGAATATTTTGTATTGTAGTAGAAGGACCGTTTGATGCTATTGGTGTAGACGGTATTGCACTACTAGGAAGTGAAGTCAAAGATCAACAGGCCTTGGCCATAAATGCGTTAAATAAAAAAGTAATACTAGTTCCGGATCGTGATGATAACGGACATAAATTAATGGAACAAGCAATAGAATTAGGTTGGTCAGTTAGTATGCCGGATTGGTCCGATGACGTCAAAGATGTTAATGACGCAGTAATCAAGTATGGTAGAATGTACACACTTCACACACTAGTATCTAGTACAGAAGATTCAGAACTAAAAATTAAATTAAGGAGCAAGAAATGGTTTGGTTAAAAAACTTATGGGCCAAAATAAAAGGCTTCTTTGAAGATTGGAAGGAACGTAGAAAGTTCAAGAAGAGAATCAAAGAGCTACAAAAGAAGGACCCATTCATTTACAAATAGGAATATTATGGTAGTAGAAAAAGATAAAACAGAAGAATGTTATCGTATACTAGAAGCAGAAGCTAACAAGCTAATTGAATCTGGAGAATACGATCCACTTGAAATTGCAGGAGTAATGTGTGCTCAAGCAATTAAAATCTACAAGACTGCACTTAAACCAGATGACTACGAAGACATCATGGAGGCTATATTTTTAGGTCGCAATGATGTACAAGAAATAAAAGGACCGACGAAACACTGATGTACCAATCTGATTTTATAAGACCTTTTGGTCCAACGATATACCAAGGTAAACTTACTGCAAAGCAGATAGATTACCTACAGGAAGTTGCTGATGCTACATACAAAGCAAGACAAAATGTTGGTAACGATCTTGCAGGTAACATAAAAGACCAACTAGGTATAGTTGTTGATGATCAAGAACCTTTTATGAATATCATACAACCGCATCTAAGAAAGTTTATACAATACGAAGACAAACGTGCAAACAGTCTTTTAATAAACAAGGAACCAGAAAAGAGTCAAGAGTCTTACGATAATCTAAATTTTAATCTAGGAACTGGACCTTGGATCAATTACCAAATTGCAAACGAGTTCAATCCTGTACATAGCCATTCAGGAATGATTAGTGCAGTAGTGTATATCAATGTGCCAGACGTTATAGCAACAGAGACATACACAGAAGATACCAATATGAAATGTGCTGGACAAATAGAATTTTTACATGGTCCAGATGTTCTTGGAGCAACAGGAACGCATAAGATAATTCCTCAAACAGGAGACTTCTTGCTATTCCAAGCAGGACTTAAACACACAGTATATCCGTTTAGAAGTGACGTTACTAGAACTAGCATGAGCTTTAACGTGATGGGTATAAACTAGGAAAGGAGATAGAGATGACTGAATTTACTAGAGGCATACAAACAATATTTGTAGAAAGTAGTTTAGCACTTGCATTGGTCTATACACTAGGACATATATGTATAGCGATGGTAGTAGTAACTACATTCACCGGAGCAAGTTTGTTTGAAGCAGGAACAGTCGCTTTAGTTGAACCAGCAATAAATGGAGTTTGGTTTTTCGTACTGCACAAAATATATAAAAGTATTAAGGAGAAACAATAAATGTCAGGATTGATACCAATGGTAGTAGAGTCTACCAACAAAGGGGAAAGAGCATACGACATATACAGTCGACTATTAAAAGATAGGATTGTGATGTTGAATGGCCCTGTAGAAGATCATAGTGCAAACGTAGTAGTAGCACAAATGCTTTTCTTAGAAAGTCAAAGCTCAGACAAGGATATTAATTTTTATATTAATAGTCCAGGAGGAGTAATTACAAGTGGAATGAGTATTTACGATACAATGCAATTTGTTAAGTGTGATGTAAGTACAATAGTTTTAGGACAGGCTTGTTCAATGGGATCATTCCTAGCTCAAGCAGGTGCTCCAGGTAAACGTATACTGTTACCTAATGCACGTACAATGATTCATCAACCAAGTGGTGGTGCTCAGGGTATGGCAAGTGATATTGAAATACGTTACAAAGAAATACAATACCTAAAAGAACATTTAACAAGACTGTATGTTAAACATAACACGGCAGGTAAAACGTTTGAAGACTTTGAACGTGATATGGATCGTGATAAGTTTATGACTGCCGAAGAAGCAGTAGCATACGGATTAGCAGATAAGATCAAGGAGACAAGATAGTGGTTACTTGGGGAATGGTAGGAAACAGTCATGATGCGGCATTGGCAGTATTCATAGATGACAAACTTGTATGGGCTTGTCAGAGTAAAGACTTTTCAGATGTTCCCAACGATCCAGACTTTAGTTGGACACAGATAGAAGCCGCAAGGCAAAGCTATGGCCCACCTGACAGGGTAGTATGGTATGAAAAGCCTTTCCTAAAAACTCTAAGACAATGGAGAGCAGGACAAGGTTGGCTTCATAAAGAAAACAACATTAAAGAATATCTTAAGAAGTGGGACATTCATTGTCCTATAGTGTATGCTAAACATCATAAGTCACACGCCGCATATGGTTGGTATACTAGTGGATTACCTCATGCAACAATCATGTGCTTGGATTCAATAGGAGAGTTTGAAACGTTTACTATATGGAAAGCTGATTCATATGTACCTGGTGCAGGATTAAAACAAGTGTACTCACAAAGCTATCCACATAGTGTAGGATTATTTTATAGTGCTATGACGCAACGTTGCGGGTTTAAACCTAATGCAGAAGAATATAAAGTTGCACCAGCAGGTGAAAACATAAGCACACAGGAAAACTTACATCTTGTTAATGATGTTATTGGTACGTTTATTGATACACCATTAGATGGAACAAAGCCAGGTGTTAAGTTCAAACACAATCTACACAAAGGTTGTAGTTGGTACAAGCCCGACCTTACAACTGAAAGCGATATGAAAAGATTAGCGAATGCTACTCAATTTGCTTTTGAACTTATACTCAAAAGTAATAGTAAATGGTGTAGACAAAATTTACCAAGTCGCAATTTAATACTTACAGGCGGCTGTGCTTTAAATAGTGAAGCAGTAAAACAAATTAAAAAGAATTGGGATACAATATATGTTCCAAAGAATCCAGGTGATCCTGGAAGTTGCATTGGTGCAGTTTTGGCAATGGACGAGAAACACATTGACTTTAATGATAAAATATGGTATAATAAAACGTAATGAAACAAAATACTGATTATGGATTTGATATCCAAAAAACATATTTAGAAATAATGTTAAGCGATGCACAGACTTATGTGCGTTGCCAAGCAGTATTTGATCCGCAGAGCTTTGATCGTAAGCTACAACCTGCGGCTGAGTTTCTAAAAGAATTTGTTGAAGAACACAATACACTTCCTACAGAACAGATTGTTAATAGTGCTTGTCCAGGTACAAAGCTAGAGATTCCTAAAGGACTTAATGAGCAACACTATGATTGGTTGCTTAATGACTTTGAAACATTTAGTAGACACAAAGCATTAGAACGTGCAATATTAGAAAGTGCAGACTTACTTGAAAAGGGTGAGTATGGTCCAGTTGAAACTAAAATTAAAGATGCAGTACAGATAGGTTTACAGAAAGACCTAGGTATAGATTACTTTGCAGATCCTAAAGGTAGACTTATGGGATTGAAAGATAACAATGGACAAGTAAGCACAGGTTGGGAGAGCTTAGATAAGAAACTGTTTGGTGGATTTAATAAAGGAGAGCTAAACATATTTGCAGGTGGTTCGGGTGCAGGTAAGAGTTTATTCCTTGCTAACTTAGGTTGCAACTGGGCATTGAACGGAATGAACGTTGTATACTTAACATTAGAGTTAAGTGAGAATCTAGTTGCTATGAGAATGGATAGTATGATGACTGACATTCCAAGCAGAGAAATATTTAGAGATCTTGATACTGTTGAAATGAAAGTTAAGATGGTAGGTAAGAAGGCAGGTAGTTTACAGATCAAATATATGCCAAGTGGTAAGACTACAAATGATATTAGAAGTTTTGTAAAAGAATATGAAGTAAAGAACAATAGAAAGATTGATGTATTATTGATTGACTACTTAGACTTGTTGATGCCAATGAGTAAGAAAGTAAGTCCAAGTGATTTATTTGTTAAGGATAAGTTTGTATCTGAAGAACTTAGAAACTTGGCAATGGAACTACAATGTATATTTGTAACTGCATCGCAGTTGAACAGAGCTAGTGTTGAAGAGATTGAATTTGATCATTCGCATATTGCAGGAGGCTTGAGTAAGATACAAACAGCAGATAACGTGATTGGTATCTTTACAAGTAGAGCTATGCGTGAACGTGGTAGGTATCAGATACAGTTAATGAAGACTAGAAGCAGTAGTGGTGTAGGTGCAAAGATAGATTTAGAATTTGATATAGACTGTTTACGTATTACTGATCTTGCAGAAGATGAAGACAACAGTTACGGACAGTCAACAACTGCAAGTGTTATGGCAGGACTAAAAAGAACTAGTAGTGTTACACAAGACAAAGAACCTGACACTCCAAAAGATCCTTCACAGGGGGAAATAGTAAAGCCTATAAGAGCTGAAACTGACTCAACTAAATTGAGATCATTCTTAGCAAACCTAGGTAACGACGAGGAGGAATAACATGAGCGGTCAGCGGCGTTTTCTAAAAACGTGGGCTCGTACAGTTGGTATGCCAATAGGTATCAACGATGAAGACACTCCCGAATTTTTACCAGTACCAATGAAAGATGTAAAGAAGGCACTAGCGGCGAGAACGTTTTGGATTGTGTTACATATAGTAACTTGTATTTTTATTATAGCTGGTAACGGCAAAGTATTAGGTTGGTGGTAATGAGAACATTATATATATTTGGTGATTCATTTACAGTAGACTACAAGACTGATTGGACTTGGACTAGGCAACTAGCAAGTAAGCTACGAGTAGATGCTATGCTTAATGATAGTATCATTGGCTGTAGCAACGAATGGATCATGCACAAGGTTAAAGAGCAACGTGAGAAACTTACTAAAGATGATATAGTTGTAGTTGTATTAACAAGCCCATATAGATATTGGTTCTTCAAAGACAAGCCTGAACTATCCAACTACCGTATTGCTAATTGGGATAACTTCGCCTCAGAGAACGAAAAGGGTCACGTAGATGCTGTTATGGGTTATGTGAATTACTTACAAAGAGACGAACTAGATTCATTTAGAGTGGAGCAACAGGTAGCTTGGCTTAAAGAACTTAAACGTAACATAGGGTTTACACTACTGTTG